CACAGGCTGCCGCTTCGAAGACCCCACCATCGAAGCCACCTACACCATGGTCACTGACACCAGGATCGACGACGCCTTCACCCTTGACGGTGACGAAGATGGCGGCGTTGGGATTGTGTGCAGGCTGTGTGACTTGGGTGGCCAGCCCATCGCCTACCTCGGATACAGCAACCCGTACGCCACAGTGCCCGACGTCGAGTACGCACCCACCATCACCGCGCTACTCGACGCAGCCACACGCCACCTCAGTGACAGGCACTAGACACCATGAGCATGCACTTCACACCAACCCCCGTGGTCGATCACGAGACCACAGACGCACCACCCACCATCCACCCTGGCGCACAGTGCCGTGTGGTGTGCGTGCCACTGCTTGAGCCCGATGAGCTGACCAAGCAGATCAACGACGCGCTGTACCGCAGCACCCCCGCACCCACCCCAATCGACAGTCACTGACCGTCACCATGGGGTGGGGGGTGACCCCCAAAGCCGCAGGCCACAGTACCGCCGGGGAGGTGTCTGTCCGGTCGCCTGGGTTCAAAGGCTTCTGCCGTCACCGGGAGTGACGGCCCTACCGGATGCGCCAGGAGCGCTGAGGGGAACTGATCATGACTAGTGGTGGTGCTCGGACGCGTTCCGGGCCGGCCCCTGATCCTGGCGCGTTGGCTCGTGATCGGCCGTCGGATCCGGCATGGACGGTGCTGCTGGTGACTGGTCGTCCCGGGCCGGCGCCGGACTGGCCGTTGATGGACGCGTCGGCGCGGGAGCTGGAGCTGTGGACGGGACTGTGGGGTAAACCGCAGGCTACGCAGTGGGAGCGGTACGGCCAGGAGCTGCAGGTGGCGCTGTATGTGCGCCGGCTGGCCGAGGTGGAGGTGCCGGGTGCTCCGGCGTCGATCGGAACTTTGGTGCGGCAGATGGCTGATGCGCTGGGTCTCACGATTCCGGGTATGCGGTCTCTGCGCTGGCATCTCGGTTCGGACTCGGTGGCCACGCCGTCCGGCCCGAAGCCGGCGCGGCCCGCCAGGCGGACGTCGGCTCGCAACCGGCTGACGGTCGTGCCAGGCGATGGCGCCTGATGAGTTCGTCGTCGACTTCCCAACGCTCTGGATAGTCCCTGATTGGATCGAGTCGCATTGCGTTCAGCCGGACCGATTCCGGCGGGGCCAGCCGTTTGAGCTCTACGACTGGCAGTTGTGGTGCACGGTCAACCACTACCGGGTCAAGCCGACTGCGGTGTGGCGGCCGGAGGATCCGATCCTGGGTCCGGCGTTCCACAACCGCCGGTCGCAGATCATCGGGCCACAGAAGACGGGCAAAGGCCCGTGGTCGGCGAGCCTGGTCGCGGCTGAGGGTGCTGGGCCGACGCTGTTTGCCGGCTGGGCGGGCAAGGACGACGGGTATGCGTGCTCCGATCACGGGTGCGGCTGCGGGTGGGAGTATCCGTATCAGCCGGGCGAGCCGATGGGGATGCGGTGGCCGACTCCGCTGATTCAGATCACGGCGACGTCCGAGGCTCAGACGGACAACATCTACGTGCCGCTGCAGGCGATGATCCGGCTCGGTCCGCTGGGCGACATGATGCGGGTCGGCGAGGGCTTCATCAGGATCGGCGCCGAGGGCCGGATCGACGTGGTCACGTCGAATGCACAGTCGCGGCTGGGTAACCCGGTCACGTTCCCGTTGCAGGATGAGACGGGGCTGTACAACGACACGAACAAGATGCGGAAGGTCGCCGAAACTCAGCGCCGCGGCGCGGCCGGCATGGGCGGACGGACGGTCGAGACGACGAACCCGTTTGACCCGTCCGAGGACAGCGTGGCGCAGCGCACTTTCGAGTCGCCGTCCCGGGATGTCTTCCGGTTCTACCGGCCGCCGCCGAAGGGTCTCAAGTACACGGTCAAGGCTGAGCGGCGAAAGATCCACCGGTACGTCTACGCTGGCTCGACGCATGTGGACCTCGACTCGATCGAGGGTGAGGCCGCCGAGCTGCTGGAGAAGGACCCTCCTCAGGCGGAGCGGTTCTTCGGTAACCGCATGGTCTACGGCGCCGGTGTCTGGCTGGAGGGCGAGCGCTGGGATGCCCGGGCGGGCGCGCGCGAGGTCCCTGACGGTACCGCGGTGGCTCTCGGCCTGGACGGGTCGGACACCGATGACTGGACGGGGATCCGGGCGGAGACCGAGGACGGCTACCAGTTCACACCGACGTTCGGCCCGGACCGGATGCCGGCGGTGTGGAATCCTGCACAGCACAACGGCCAGGTGCCGCGCTTGGAGGTCGCCGCGGCGGTCGCTGAGCTGATGGACCGGTTGAAGGTGGTGCGGTTCTACTTCGACCCGCCGGACTGGAAGACCGAGGGTGATGAGTGGGCTGCGAAGTACGGGGAGAAGCGGGTCATCCGCTGGGAGACGTACCGGCTGGTGCAGATGCACGCCGCGGCTCAGCGTTTGTTCACCGATGTGACGAAGGTGGATTCCGCATTCCAGCACGACGGGTGCGACTTCACGAAGGTCCACGTCCGTAACGCCAGGAAGCTACCGCGGCCGAACAAGCGGTATGTGCTGGGGAAGCCGTCGCAGATGCAGAAGATCGACCTCGCGGTCACCTCGATCATTGTTCATGAGGCGGCCGGCGACATCACGGCCGCGAAGTTGTGGCCGAAGAAGACCCGCCGGAAGATCATCGTGATGCGATAAGGGAGGCACGTCGTGGCGCTTCCCGACGACGATCAGGGTTGGGTTACCCGGCTGTCGCAGATGCACGACTTCGAGCGTCCACGCATGAAGCTGATGGACGACGAGTACGAGCTGCGGGCGCCGCGGTCGTATATGCATCCGGAGATTCTGCGGGAGCTCGGTGACCGGCTCGCGCAGGTTGTCATCGCCTGGCCGCTGATGGTTGTCGACTCGCTGGATGAGCGGCTCGACATTGAGGGTTTTCGGCTGCCGAACTCGGATTCGGCCGACGATGACTTGTGGCGGGTGTGGCAGGAGAACAACGCCGACGAGGAGTCGCAGCTCGCGCACGTCGATGCGCTGGTGATGAAGCGGTCCTACGTCGCGGTTGGCACGAATGAGAACGACGCCGATACCCCGCTGATGACCTTCGAATCGCCGCTGGAGGTGTTCGCGGATGTGGATCCGCGGACCCGCAAGGTGCGGGCGGCGTTGCGCCGTTGGGTCGACAACCACGATTCGATGGTCAGGTCTCGGGAGGAGTACGCGACCCTGTATCTGCCGGACCAGACGGTGTTCTACGAGCGGGACGGCTCGTCGGGTATCGCCTTGTCCGGGTCGGCCGCGTGGTCGGAAACCGATCGTGATGAGCACGGACTGGGTGAGGTTCCGGTGGTGCCGATCGTGAACCGGTCCCGGCTGGCCGACCGGTGGGGCCGCAGCGAGTTCGCGCCGATCCTGCCGTTGGCGCACGCCGCGAACAAGATCGCCACCGACATGATGGTGGCGGCGGAGTTCGTGGCCCTGCCACTGAGGGCCATCTTCGGTGTGGGTCCCGAAGACCTTGAGGACGTGTCCGGGAACAAGCTGACCGCACTGCAGGCGATGCTCGGCCGGTTGCTGACCATGCCCGACCCGGATGGGACGGCCAAGCCTTTCGAGTTCCAGTCGGCGAACCTCACCAACTTCCACAACACGATCGACGCGATCGCGAAGCTGGTTGTCTCGATCACCGGCCTCCCGCCGCATGCGCTGGGTTTCACCACCTCCAACCCGGCATCGGCTGACGCGATCCGCAGCGCCGAGGCGCGCTGGGTGAAGCGGGCCGAGCGCAAGCAGCGGGCGTTCGGCGGCTCGCACGAGCAGGCGATGCGGCTGGTGCGCCGGTTCCAGGAGGGCAGTTGGGATCCGAAGCTGCGGCAGCTGGAGACGATCTGGCGGGACGCGAGCACGCCGACGGTGGCGCAGGTCGCCGACGCGGCGACGAAGAAGTACGCGGTCGGCCTGGTGCCGCTGCGGCAGTCGCGTGAGGACCTGGGCTACACCGAGGCGCAGATCGCCCGGATGGAGCAGGCCGACGACGCGGACGCGGCAGCCCTGAAGATCCCGACGGCAGCCGAGATGATGGAACTGCGGGCGCCTCGCCTGTCGCCTGCCGCGGCCGGCGAAGCCCCGGGGTCGCCGCGGCCCGGCGTACCGGCGGTGAACGGTAATACTCCGGCCACGGCGGCGCCTTGACTCGGCCGGTCGCCGAGCGGCCAGCGTCTGGAGCGGACCTGCCGCCGCAGATCCCGGCGCCGGTCGGGGTGCTGGCCGCCCTGCATCGGGTGCGGCAGCAGCTGCTTGCCGGCCGGGCGCTGGCCACGGCACGGCGGCTGTGGGCGTCGGTGGACCCGCGTAGCGCGCAGGCATCCTGGAATCGTGGGGCTGGGCGGGCGATGCTCGCCGGGCTCACCGCGATCCAGGCGGAAGCGGCCCACGGCGCGCAATCCTATGTGGCTGCCGCTTTGGTCGGGCAGGATGCCACACCGGATCCTGCCGGCAGGGTGGTCGCGGCGGCGTTCGCCGGGCTGGCCGCCGACGGCCGGCCACTGGACACGCTGCTCGGCTATCCGGCTTTCGAGGTCGCGGCGTTCGTCGACCAGGGCATGGACCCCGACGTGGCGCTGAGGATCGGTGGCCGCCACCTCGACCGGATCGTCATGACGCAGACGCAGGAC